TTCCAGTCGCCGCCAAACAAAGACTGACAAAAAGCAACCCCCTTTGCTTCGTCCTCTACGCCATCCACCAACAATTCATCATTAGCCACAACAATAACTTGTGTGACTATGCCTTGTTCATTAAGTTGTGCAAAATGTGCCATGTCTCTAGAGTGTTATTGATCCTGACCCCGTCCACCTGTAAATAAGATAGCCGCCAGTATTTGTAAGAGATGGGCTCCCTGTTGTTGACGCTGCGGCTGGATATGCGTTTGAATATCGAACAATCACAACTCCAGAACCGCCAGCAGCCGAGTATGCGCCATTGCCGCCACCACCGCCACCTCCGCCTGTATTTGCAGTTCCGGCAGTTGCGGGCGCGGTTGGTCTTGCTCCGTCACCACGTCCGTCGCCACCAAATCCACCTCCACCAAGCCCACCGGGGCCACCGTCAACTTGTCCACCAGCACCGCCCCCACCAGCGTAATAAGTTGATGACCCTGTAATAGAAGAAGTTAAACCGTTACCACCTGCAACACCTTGAATACTGCCAGTACCAGTCGCACCAACTGCACCTGCGCCACCGCCACCGCCACCGCATTGCCCGCCATTTGCATCGTAGCCACCATTTCCGCCGGTATTTCCTTGCCCGGCTGTACCTGCACCGCCAGAAGTGGCTCCGTTTTGTCCGCCGCCCCCGCCTGAACCACCAGAAAATCCGTTTTGTCCGGGAGGGCCACCGCCAGCGCCACCGCCAGTTGATGTTATTGAGGAAAATACAGAATTGCCACCATTTGAAGACGCCCCTGAAGAGGTCGCACCACCACCGCCTACGGTGACTGTATACGTCACACCCTTTGATACGCCTACTGAACCAGTGAGCATACCCCCCGCACCGCCACCACCGCCACGGGAATCGTTATTACTGAAGCCACCACCACCCCCGCCAGCAACTACAAGATATTCAACGGAAGGAGTTACATTCGATTTTCCATACAGCGAACTCATACTCCACGAAGACCCTGATCCACCTACTCCCGCAAGAGTGCGAACCGCCGCGTCATTCATAGTGATTGTGGAGGTCAAACCTAAGCCAAGCTCATAGGCGACACTAACCGGGCTGGATGTACCACCCATATTCAGTGTCCCACTGGATGGCATCGTCATTATTTGGCTCCCAGTGCTTTCAGGCTCTCTTCAAGCATTGCTACTTTGGCAGTTAACTCTTTGACTGCCTCAATTAAAATTGGAGCAAATTTATCGTATGCAACTGTTTTGTATTTGTCCCCTTCCGGGGCTTCGTGCATCGAATCACTGACCAATTCAGGCAACACCTTCTGTACCTGATCTGCTAACACACCGTAGTCGTACTCCCCCGGATGCCCAATTATGGAGCTTTCAATCCACTTAAATTTAACACCATTAAGTTGCTGGACAATGGAAAGAGCGGACTGGATTGGGGTAATTTCTGTTTTTAATCGTGGGTCGGAATACGCGGTAACGTTGCCTGCCGCTGTCATATCCCCATTAACAAGATAGCTATACCATCTCCATGAGCTTGCTGACCATCCGCCAACACCAAAATATCCATCTGGCCGTAAGTGGAGTGACGCTCCATAATAACTCTGACAATGAAACGTAATGTTTGCAAGGTTTGAATCACCAGTGCCGCCGTTGTTTCTAACTTCTACAGCACTTACGTTTGAACCTTGAGAGCCCGCAATTGCCGCACTTGTCCACTTCGCACTTGCGTTATTTGAGTACGTAGCGTTGGTAGCGGAACCTGCCGAAGAGGCATAACTTGCATTAGAAGCAGAGGACACAGCAAAGTTGCTGGGGTTGTAAACGTAAAAATTAACGCCATCATTGCCGCCCCAAAGCCAAGTTGGTTGCCCGCCTTGGCCAGACCAATAAAAGTTAATGCCCGTACCGTCAGACCGATTAGGGTACGCCCTACCAGCATTTGTGGCGTAGCCTGCGTTGGTAGCTGCGCTGGCGTTGGTGGCCGAAGAAGCAAAAGTTGCATTGGTAGCCGAAGTCGCAAAAGTGGCGTTTGTGGCCGATGATGCAAAAGTAGCGTTGGTTGCTGAACCCGCAGCGATGCTGGATTGAGAAAGCCAAGTGGGGGCCGCTGCCCCGTTGCTTTGCAGGACCTGCCCGGAAGTGCCCGCCACAGAGTACGCTTGTGCGGACCCCGTACCATAAGTGACGCCCCCGTTGGTGGGGGTGGCCGTGGAGTTTGTACCGCCGTTGGCAATTGGAAGCGTGCCGCTGACATGCGTTGCCATGCCAATCTTGCCCCAGCTTGGAGCCGCGCCTACACCCCCAGAGATCAGTGCATTGCCTACGGCTACGTCTGCAAGTTTGGCCAGCGATGTGGTTGTGTCTGCATAGATCAAGTCGCCAACGGCATAAGAGGTTTGCCCAGTGCCGCCCAGAGGAGCCGATACCGCCGTGAAGCCTGAAGCCAACGAACCCGCAGCCAATGCTCCCGTCCCAGTAATTCCCGTATAAGAGCCACTGAGCCGTGAAGTGCCCAACGTACCAGACGTGATATTGCTTGCATTGGTCGTATCCGTAGTGGCTGAAGCTGCAAGCCCAGATACCGCGCCTGCGGCAATGGCAATGGCTGTGTCGGTAGCCGAAGTAATCTGGCCTTGGGCGTTGACTGCCACGACTGGGACAGAACTTGCGGAGCCGTAGGTTGTTGCGCTTACCCCAGTGTTAGCGATGTTGAACGTGTAGGTGGGAGACTCAGACAGCCCCGTCCCTGCGGTGTAAGTGATTGGCGCAGCAAACTGCTGGAAGACAATTGCGGTTGTGCCAACTGTTATCGGGGGCGCAGTCTGCTGAACCCAAGCGGTGTTAAGGTTTACTGTGCCGCTGGTCACCAAGAAAAAGTCACCCTCGTCAATCTGGTCGACGCCTGTCCCAGCGGTATCAAAGTCGGTTGCCCGAGTCAGAATGTATGGCGTCCCAGCGGAGCCAACTTGCGTGACCGTATACACACCGTTGTTTGCTTGCGCGGCTTCGTTCTTCACCAATATCCGGTTTGAAGTAACAGTGAGCGTTGAGTCCACAGACAAAGCGCCATTGGCGTTTGCCGTGAGCGTTGCCCCTACCCCAGATGCGCCGTTGTTGTATGTGTTTGCTGGCAGGGCTGTGGTAGTCGCCAAATCCACAGCTTCGTGGAAGTGGATGCCAGATGCAATGGCGTCGGCGTACTGTTTGTTGACAATATCTGTGTTGTTGACCGGGGTTGTGCTAATTGTTCCCGCAGTGATGTTGGCCGTGCTGATGTTGGCCGTGCTGGTGCCCAGTGTGCCGATGTCGAGAACGTCAACAGCCAGCCCAGCCGCGCTCAAATAAACCGACCGCGAAGACGGGTAGGTCACAAAGACGTTCTTTGTACCCGCAGCAAAAGAAACCAATGACCCTGCGTTACTGGAAGACAGCACGGTTGTACGAGACAGAGTTGTACCCGAAGCAGTGTACGTACCAATACCAACTTCCCAGTCCCCTGCGGTCAAGTCTACGATGGTGTAGTACGTGGTGTTACCGTTACCAACCGTGGCAAAGGTCTGATACCCAAGGACGGCCCCGGCAAGCGTGATGGTGCCCGTCCCGGTGGTTGCCGTTATTTCTTGTACCCTGTCTTTTACTACAAGTGCCATTTGTGCCTCTTACGATTGGGTTTTCACAACCTGCCAAGTGGTAGATTGTGAGTTGTTTATTTCGGTCCAATTTGCCGTTTGTGAGTCATTGATGATTTCCCACAAGAACTGAGCAAGTATCACATCCGCCCCTACCGCACTATCCTGTATGGTAGCAAGAAAGACGGCTGAAGCCAAGAGCGAATCCAGAGCAGCGGCGGTGTCGCTGACAGCGGCGTTAAACGTGGAAGGGGCTACCAAAGTAGTGTCAGACCCTGCGGCAGTGTCGGCCACAGAAACCCCAAATCCAGCAGCGGCGGCGGTTGTATCAAACCCCGTAGCAAGCTCAGCCAAAAACGCCAAAAGGTCCGCATTTGAACTTGGCGTATCCAACGCTGACATTAAATCTTGAGCGAGTGCGGTATATATCTGCCCGCCAACAAACGAGTCGGACACTGTTCCAGTATCCGCATATGCCCCGTTAAAATCTGCTTGGGCTGAATACAGATCAGACACGCTGGCAGTGTCTGCACACAACCCTCCAAAAATTGCCGCAGCAGCCACCGCATCCAAAGCAGTTGCCGCATCCTCAAAATACGCCGGGAACACCACCAAGGCTGATGGCGTATCCAGTGCAGTAATTGTCTCCGCTATAACCGTGCTGAAATTGGATTCAGCAACAACAATATTTTCACCAACCGCAATCTCTTCCAGAATCAAGGGCGCAAACAGCGCCACCGCATTGACTGCTGTATCTGACGCCGTTACAGCCTCATCAACTGCGCTGTCATAGATTGCACCCGTCCCCGCTAGAGCAGCAAAGGGCGCGGCGGCAAATGCGGATGTACCGAACACAAAGGATTACGCAGCGTCAAGGCTGAACGTGTAGGTCACATTCAACGTGTCACCGCTCACCACGGTACGGTCGCCAGGAGACTGGAAGTCGGCTTCAGAGAACAAAACCCCCGAAGTGCCACTGCTCACAGTACACAGGAACGCCCCGGCAACAACACCCCCGGCACCAGAAATAGTGAACGAAGAAGGCGAAGCAGAGTTGCTGATGACGGACGGATCAGCAGTTGTGGCCGTACCAAAAGTTACAGCCTTTCGTGAGCCAGCGTAGTCGGTGAATTCAGTCCATGCTTTGGAACCCAAAGTATCAGAGGCGGAATATGTCGTGCCAGAACCGGGGCCAGTCACCAATCCAAGGAAAAACGAAGCCGTATACGTAGTACCTGTGAAGTACTGAGTATTCATGTTTTGCAGCCCCACATTGACCACGAGATTGTGCATCTCGTCTTCCCACTTTAAGTTGCCATCTTTATCTAGACATTGAACGTGAAACACGCCCCCGCCATGAGCGCCATTTTTCAGGGCTGTACCAGCAACTAGACCCGCAGTTACGGTGTCAGTAGATTGAGCTTTTTCGTTGAACATAGGATACTCCTTAAACAAGCCGAATGAGTGCCGATGTGCTTGTGTTCGCAGGCATCGTCACGGTGAAAGTGTTGGTAGATGTTTTGTTGCTGCCAAAGTCCAATACGCACACAGCGCCATTATCCCCGGCCTTGTAGATCAAAGCACCCCTGGCAGTGATGACACCCGTCCAAGCGGGAGATGAGAAATTGATGTACGTGACACTACCAGATGAAGTTGTCTCAGTGTTTACAGAAGCCGTGACAATCTGCCCACCAGCGGCGTAGTTGCCACCCGAGGCTTCCCCAGTCGTGGTGTACGCAGTGGTGGTCTCATCAAGCGTAGCGGCATTGGTGTACAACGCTAGATAAAAGGTGTTCGACGAAAAGTTGAACGCCCCACTTGCCAGCCCTGACCGAAGAGTGTTGCAACTGTAGTTGCCCGTAAACGCCATTACACAACCCCAGTATTCTGTGGCAGTGCGGGTGTGCGGTACTGCCCACTGCGGTACGCATCACTGCGCTCAAGCCCATCGCCCAAACGTTTGGCCAATGCAAGAGCTTCCATGTACTTCTGGTTGTAGCCAGTGATGATGTCCACTTCACCCTTCATGAAGGTGTACGCCTCAACCAAAGAACCGTACAGCAACACGCTGTCAAAGTTGTCACCAAGCCATGTTTGGCCAGAAGCCGCCGTGGTGATGGAGACAGGGTAATAGTAGTAATGCAACTCAACGGAGTACACCGCATCTGGCGTGGGGCCAAGAATGAACGACAACTCGTTGGTAATTACAGGAGACGCATCGTTTGAGGTCGTTGGGCCAAACAGCGCGTAGTACTTGGGCGTTGCTGTATCGGTGGCTTTGGGATACGCCTGACGGATGAAGTTCACATCTTTGTTGAGCAAGAACTCTTGCCCATCAACAGTCTCAACTGCCAGTGAAAATGTGGAAAGAAAGTCGCCGGGGCACGACAAGTACTTGTTGCCCGTGGACGTAACCCCCGTTACGTTTTTTCGCAGCGAGGGGAACTGAACCGAGTTGTATATACGTTGTTCAGCCTGCGTGATGAAAGTATTGATCTGTGTCTGAGCAGACACAGTACTCCCGCTCGCAAGGTACACATCGGGAAACTGATTCTCGGTGTAGCTCTGAATTGTGTTGTACAACTCGGTGTAGTTCATGCCATTGGGCCTCTGGCCATCAAGCCTTTAGTAGCCGCGCCAGTACCACGGATTTTGATGCCGCTGGTCTTGGTGGGGGGATAGTCTTGGCTGCGCGTGTTGGCCACAGACACGTTTGCTTTACGCATCGTCTCTTTTGCTGGCTCTTCGCCAACAACTACGCTGGCCACTTTTTTGGGTACCTTGTACGTTGCCATATCAGCCTCCACGACCAGGGCTACGCTGGTTCATTACTTTGGCCATATTACGCCCATACTTGAGCATCTGGGAGTTGGTCTTGCCACCAGCAGCCATCTTTTTTGCACTGGGGTGCAGGCGTTTTTCATGCGCCATGACTTCCTTGTCGGCAATTTTCTTCACTGTCTTCGTGTCCATTTCGACTCCTTATGTCGTTGATACCGATACTGTACCCAATTGCACGCTCAAAACCAAGTTATTTGGTGTGAGGGCCGCGTCAAAAAATGATGATCCCCCCACAGGGCTCCACCCCCACTGAAAGATTCGGCTACCCGCTTCCACAGTTCCCGTGCCCGTAGGCCCAGTCCCACCGTTCACATTGATCTGCAACCCGCTTGTCCCTGACAGCACATAGCTCCGATCAGGACGGGGATTACGCAAACCCTGTGGGTCGTCTACTGGAAACTCGCCCAAGTGCAATTGTGGCTGATCTGGGTCCCAACACTCCGGGCAAACCAAGAGGTCGTAGTTACGACCCTTGATGACTTCACGCTTCAAGATTGAAAGCTTAAAACGCTGGTCACAGCGATCACACTGGGAGATCGCATTTTTGCCAGAAGCAAACCTATTCCCCATTAAGTTCCACCAATGAACTGCTGACGAGGCACAAAACGAACAGATGCTTTCTCTTGGTCTTCGCCAGCCGCTATCTGCCAAGCTTCGTCATACTGAGACTTCAGCATGGGAATACGCTCAAAACCAGAAGGAATCTTGCCAGCAATGTAGTAGGACAAGCCCGCTGCCATACAGGGGATGAACCTGAACGGCACGTCCATGACGTTGACACCGCCACCTGCATCTTGGGTACGGCGTAGTCTCCAGTACACAAACTGATATGTCTGGGCATTGTCGGGGGTTGGCCAAACTGTGACCGCTGGAACTTGCGCCCAGTACACAATTGCCCCAGCAGTGTGAGCCGCCGCAGTGGTGTTTTGTTGGCCACGGAAGCAGCTATACAGGGTATTCCCTGTTATGTATCCGTAGTTAATGATCTCGTTATCGATCTTAATGAAGCCAGATGCGGGTAAACCCGTAGCATTGCTCAACACAATCTCAGTAGACGACGAAGTAATTGTGGTGCTCAGAGTCGCGCTCACGGGCGAGTTCTGGCCATTGAACCGCTGCACCCACACTTGAATTGGGCGAGCTTGTTGAATTTTGTTGGGAATCGTAGCGTAGGTAGAAACACTGATACGGGTGATGGTCAAGTCGGCTTGCGTTGCCGCCACGTTCCCACCCGTGCGAATCACATGCTCCAGCAGATCAATGGTGTCGTCTGGCAGTGCGTAGGTGTTTTGCCCTTGAACCAAGTCAATAATGCCCGGCTCAAACGTCCACATA